GTGTCCAATTATTAAATGAGAACGAGGTGAGAACGTGGAAAAGGACATCGAGCGATGGTTAGGAAATCAACTCAAAAAATTGGGGTGTATATATATGAAATTCGTGTCACCTGGAAATGACGGTGTACCGGATCGGATTATTGTACTTCCAGGTGGCGGTGTAATATTCGTCGAACTAAAGGATACAAACGGTAAGCTAATGGCTAATCAACGGGTTCAGATTTCACGATTACGAAAGCAAGGTGCATTAGTGTTCGTCGTAACCGGGATGTCTGACGCCAGGTTATTTGTTGAAGATATGGAAAGGTCGATACATGGACTTTCATCCACACGAGTATCAAAGCATTGCAATACAACGAATCATTGACAATACCCATTACGGCTTGTTACTGGATATGGGGTTAGGTAAAACCATATCTACTCTTATTGCGATTGAACGGCTTATGTATGATTACTTCGATATTAAAAAAGTATTACTCATTGCACCTAAGAAGGTAGCAGAATCTACATGGGCCCAAGAAACGCAAAAATGGAGTGCTACAAGACGGTTAACGGTGGCTAAGGTGTTAGGTTCTGAGAAGGAACGTATACACGCCTTAGAGAGTGAATCTGACCTGTATGTGATAAATCGTGAAAACGTGCAATGGTTATATGAGTACTATCATAAGAAAAAAGCGTTCCCCTTTGACATGTTAGTCATCGATGAGAGTTCTTCGTTTAAGAACCCTCAGGCAAAACGGTTTAAGGCGATACGAAAACTTCGTCCACTGTTTAAGCGTATCGTCATTTTAACAGGTACACCGGCACCGAATACCTTACTTGATATTTGGGCGCAGATGTATCTACTAGATGGCGGAGAACGATTAGGTAAGACGATTACCGAATATCGTACCCGGTATTTTACACCGGACAAAACCAACGGGCACGTCGTGTATAGCTACCGACTACTGCCTGGTGGAGACAAAGCGATATTCAGCAAGATGCAGGATATCTGCATGAGCTTAAAAGCGAAGGACTATCTTACACTACCTGAACGTATTGAGAATGTCATCACAGTAGAGATGAACCCTAAAGAATGGGAACTCTATAAACAGATGGAACGTGAGCACGTGCTTAGCTTAGCCAGTGATGACGACGTAAGTGCACTTAATGCAGCAGCACTCGCTGGTAAATTGTTACAACTAGCGAATGGATCCATTTATAACGATGAGGGTGAAATTGTAGTTGTCCATAACGAGAAGATTGAACGCTTGAAAGAATTGGTAGAAACAAACGAAGGAAAACCGATGTTAGTATTCTACAACTTCAAGCATGACCTTCAATCCATCAAAGAAGCATTTCCAAAAGCGATCGAGCTTAAGACCGATGACGATGTAGCTGAGTGGAACAAAGGCAACATTCAAATGTTACTAGCACATCCCGCATCAGCAGGGTACGGCTTAAACTTACAAGCCGGCGGCAATATCATCGTATGGTATGGGCTAACGTGGAGCCTAGAGCAGTACCAACAAGCGAATGCGAGACTACACAGGCAAGGGCAAACACAACCTGTGATTATCCATCATCTAGTTACCAAAGGAACGATGGACGAGCAGGTTATGAAAGCATTAGAACGCAAAGAAGCAGGGCAGGACGCCCTTTTAGAAGCTATTAAATATCGTAAAGAATTGTATAAGGAGTAGAACTATGCAAAAGAAATGCAGACGATGCGGAGACACATTTACAGTAAGAACACACGAGGATTATTGTCCTGAGTGCGAGAAAGTTATGACACCGCCTGGCGCCGGCGTGAGTAAAGAGTTAACCTGCGAGGGATGCGGTGCGACCTTCATTCACAAAAAAGAAAAAGCGCAAGGACGTTGGCCTAAATACTGTCCGGAGTGTCTACCTAAGTATTCGAAGGTACCTAAGAAGAAAGATGTGCAGACTATCGCTGAAAAGGTAGTACAAACTATCGAGGAGCAGGTTGTTGAATTGCCTAAGCAAGAAGATGTCATCAATCATCCTTCACATTACACACGAGGCAAGATTGAGGTTATCGACTTTATCGAGGATCAACAGCTTCCATATCATCTAGGTAATGTTATCAAGTACATCGCAAGAGCAGGGCATAAAGGCGATAAACTGGAAGACCTAAAAAAAGCGCGGTGGTACTTAGACCGGTACATCAATGAGGTAATGCAGCATGAGTGACTATAAAGAAAAGGCATCGGCGTATCTACAAGATATTAAGATGATAGCCATACGTATTCAATCACTAAGGCAGGATATTCGTAAACTGCAGTATGACATCATCACCTTATCGGCGATTGATTATTCCAAAGACAGAGTATCAGGGGGTGGTACTCCAGTAGGTCTTGAAGGCGATGTAGCGAGACTGGTAGATACGGTAGATGCCAAAAAACGGGAGATAGCAAAGCTTATAGCCAAAAGGGAAGAGGCAAGAGCTTTGATTGAACAGATAGAATGTATACCAGGGCGTATTATATTAGCGCAAGAGTACATTAACGGGGCGTTCCCTAAGAAAGTACAAGCGATGATATTTTACGAAAAAAGCAGTTACTTCAATTTAAAGAATAAAGCGTTGAACGAATTAGGGGAACTCCTTTCATAGTGGAGTACTTTGGAGTGTTTTGGAGTATTTTGGACTTAAATGAACCGACTTGACATAGTATAATGTAGTTGTGAAAGGTGTCATTAGTCATCTAACACAGATCCTCTCTTATACACAACTCGGCAAAAAGCACGGTGATGACGACCGTGCTTTTTGTTGTATGTAGCATGATAAATACAAGGGCCCGTATTTGTGATGCAGGCGATCGCGTAAGCTAAGGAGAGGGAATATGTAAAAATGAAATTTACTGCACAATGAAACCAGGGCGAGCCGAATATGTCCACAACACATTATTAAGCTTATACATTATGAGCTTGCCCTGTATCGTTGTACGCTGACATCTGATGACTAGAACTAGTAGTCCTCCAATAACTATATAGCCTAACAACAACCAACTAGTCATCGGATTTGAGCGTACAAAGTATTAAGGTGAAAAGGTATGAGCACAGAAGTCAAATGCATTAAACGTAAATGCCTGAATAATAAGAACGGCGTTTGCACAGCAAAACTAATTGAATACGATGGCCTGTGTCAAACGTATATCACACACGACCACGCACACAAAAGTAATTGTGGATTATGCACTCGTTCGCACGGCAGATTTAAGAGAAACAGCCGTGATGTATTAAGATAGCCTGGAGGTGAGATAGTGGCTGCATTACAAAACAAACGACACGAAAAATTTTGTCACGAGTACATCAAGGATATGAATGCGACGCAAGCTGCTATTCGAACTGGGTACTCTGAAAAAACAGCTAAGATGCAGGGTAGTCGCTTGATGACTAATGATGACATCAAAGCAAGGGTCGCTGAATTACGGGAATCCTACTTCAACGAAAACATCATGACGGCTCAGCAAGTCGAGTATGAGTTAACACGAATCGCCCTGGGGCTCTCAAATGAAAAGCAAGTGGTTATCGAGGGCACAGGGGAAGGATGTTCCGAAGCTCGCATTATCGATAAACCGCCGGACGAGAAGTCAAGACTAAAAGCACTTGAGCTAATGGCTAAACGCCATAGAATACTCAGCGGTGATACGACTATCGATATTAAGCCTGTACTCATCGTAGGTGGTGACGATATTGCAGACTAATAGAGTGTACTTGCCCGATATCGTAGGCAAGGGATACGGTGCTTTTTGGCGGTTCAAAGGCCGTTATAAAGTAGTTAAGGGCAGTCGTGCCAGTAAGAAATCCTCCACGCAGTCTCTTAAAGTTATTATGGAGATAATGGAGAACCCTTGTATAAACTGGCTAGTCGTTCGTAAGACAGAACGGACTTTGCGTGACAGTTGTTTCGCGCAACTCAAATGGGCTATGCGCCAGTTAAAGGTGGAGCGGTACTTCAAATGTTCCGTATCTCCACTTGAAATAACGTATATCCCGACAGGACAGAAAATCTTATTTCGCGGTCTCGATGATCCTTTAAAGGTAACGTCCATTACTGTTGAAGTCGGCGCTTTGTGTAGGCTATGGATTGAAGAAGCTTACGAGATTATGAGCGAGGATGCGTTCAACAGGTTAGACGAATCTATTCGTGGCCAGTTACCCGATGGCATGTATCACCAGGTGGTGCTTACATTTAACCCGTGGTCTGATAGGCACTGGTTAAAGAAACGCTTCTTTGATGAGCCTAGTGACAACGTGCTAGCTATGACTACGAATTACCTGTGTAACGAGTTCCTGAGTGACTCGGACTTGGTACTGTTCGAGGAGATGAAGAAGAACCCTAAGCGGTATCAAGTAGCCGGCTTAGGTAACTGGGGCGTTGTTGAAGGCCTGGTTTATGAAAACTGGAAAGAACAAGAATTTAATGTCGATGCAATTAGAGGTCAACCCGGTATCAAGTCCGCGTTTGGCCTTGATTTTGGTTATACAGTAGACCCTACAGCGCTAGTGTGCATGCTAGTTGATATGGCGAATAAGAAAATCTACATATTCGATGAGCTGTACGAAACAGGGCTTACGAATCAACAATTAGCATCCCGCATCATAGATATGGGATACGCAAAAGAGAAGATTCGAGCCGATAGCGCCGAGCCTAAATCCATTGAGGAATTGTACCAGGCAGGGCTAAAAGGAATAACCGGGGCACGCAAAGGTAAAGACAGCATATTAAACGGCATTCAGAGAATACAAGACTACGAATTAATCGTTCATCCAAGATGCGTTAATGTGCTGCGTGAATTATCCACGTACCAATGGGCGAAGGATCGCTTTGAGAAATACACCGGTAAACCGGAAGACGAAAACAACCATGCTATGGATGCTATGCGGTATGGTTCGGAAGATATTAATGTAGAAAGGTGGTCGTTTGATTGATATTATCTCAGCTATGGGACCGCATCATAAAAGGTTCAGCGACTATGTCGGAACGAGAGTTCCTACAAGCACAGCTGCGTAATTTTCTAGGTAGTGAACAACGGAAAACGATGTGTACTGCTATCGATTATTACGACGGTAAGCACGATATTTTAAATAAGCAACGCTACGTTGTAGGTGAAGGCAATACACGAATAGCCTTGCAGGGCGTTCCTAATAATCAGATTGTGGATAACCGATTTGATGATTTGGTAGACCAAAAAGTTAACTACTTATTGTCTAAGCCGTTAGACATCAATACGGATGACGACGAGCTCGATAAGATGTTTGGTATCCAGTTCCAACGCTTATTAAAGTCTGTCGGCAAGTTTGCAACGATGGCTGGCAAGGCGTATATCCATCCTTACATCGGTATCGATGGCTCACTTAAGTTTAAGATGATGAAACCTCATCAGGTTTTACCATTTTGGGCAGATGAGGAGCACACACAACTAGATGCGTTCCTTTACTTGTACGATATTGAGTACTACACAGGCTTAGAAACTAAGACTATTCACAAAGTGGAATACTACACGCCGAATGGTATTCAGTATTACATATGGGATACTGAGCGTTTACTTCCTGACCCGGATAAAGAAAACACTGCCAATTTTGCGATTGCCGATAAACCATATAACTGGGAACGTATTCCTCTTATTATGTTCCGTGCGAATGAATTTGAGCAACCGCTTATCGATAAGGTCAAGTCCTTGCAAGATGCACTTAACCGGTTACTGTCTAACTTCCAGGACAATATGGAAGAAGATATCCGCAGCACAATTTTGATTTTGCAGAACTATGATGGCGAAAATCTCGCTGAGTTCCGTCAAAATCTTGCTTCGTATGGGGCAATCAAGGTTCGTACGGTAGATGGTGTCAATGGTGATGTGAAAGCCCTAAAAATAGAGGTGAATAGCGACAACTACCAATTACTGATTAACATTCTGCGTAAAGCTATTATCGAGAACGGCCGAGGCTTTGACGCTAAGGACGATCGTATGGCTAACAATCCTAATCAGATGAACATCATGTCGATGTACTCTGATATTGATTTAGACGCCAATGAAATGGAGCTAGAGTTTAAATCTAGCTTGCACGATTTGATGTGGTTCGTTAACACGTATCGTGGTTTAACTAATCAAGATACAGTTGAGGAAGTGGACTTCATCTTCAATCGTGACCTACCTATCAATGAAGGTGATACAATCAACAACTGCAAAAACTCCGTTGGTATCATCTCTAATGAAACCATTATCGCAAATCATCCGTGGACAACAGATGCTGCGGAAGAGCTTGCGAAAGTAAAAAAGGAACAGTCCGAAGTAACAGCAGATTTTGTTGTACCGAACGGCGGTGAGGCAGATGGCGAATGATTACTGGGAGAAACGGTATGAGCGGTTACTAGATGAATCGTTTCAAAAAGCTAGTTTGACCGATGATGAAATCAAATCTAACTACGCTAGGGCGTTACGCAGGATAGAAAAGGCCATCAATGATTGGTACCGCCGGTTCGCCACAGAAAACGGACTTCAATTAGCCGAAGCAAGGAAACTGCTGAATGCCTATGAGATGAAAGCCTTTAAAATGGATTTAGCTGAATTCAAGGCAGAAGCTAAGAAACTAGGCGTATCTGAAGAACATCAACAAATGCTATCAAACGCATCCATTCGTGAGCGGTTAAGCCGTGAACAGATGCTATATATCAATGTGGTTCACGAGCTCGAAATACTGGCTCAAAAGCAGAGTATTTCACTTAACGACTTATTGAAAGATGTGTATCAATCCTCCGCGTACAAGTCGGCATACACAGTGCAGACGCAACGCGGAGAGTACTCGCGCATTAATACGATTGATAGTAAACGCGTTGAAAGCGTGGTTCACAGCCAATGGGCGAGTGATGGCAAGGACTTCAGTAGTAGGATTTGGGGTGATACAAGTAAGCTAGTAGCTAACTTGCAGAATGATTTCACCCAAGCCCTCATTATTGGGCAAGGGGCGGACACGATGGCAGATAATCTGCATAAGCGGATGAAGACATCATACAGTAACGCTAAGCGATTAATCGAAACAGAGACGGCACGGGTTCACGAGCAAGGGTTTCTTGATAGCATGAAAGACCTAGATGTCGAGGAGTTAGAGATACTGGCTACACTAGATAGCCATACTTCTTCCATCTGCAGACACATGGACCGTAAACGTGTCAGAGTCGTCGATGCTAAACCAGGCGTTACCGTTCCGCCGTTCCATTGCTATTGCCGGTCCACTACAATTCCATATATCCCAGGAATCGAAGGCACTCGTACAGGTAGAAATCAGAATGATAAAAGTACTGATTTTGACGGGGCGATTACTTACGAGGAATGGGAAAAAGAATATATCAATTAGCAGCGGAGACGCTGCTTTTTTATTGCCATTTTAGTATTGTTGGGCGATAACTAACAAGACCGTAGCCGTGAGGTGTGGCTCACGAAAATAAAGCGAAATGGGTATTTTTTAAGGAGGTCACTATGACTAAGGAAGAATTGTTAGCACTAGGATTAACTGAGGAACAGACTGCTAAGGTCGTTGAAGACTACGGCAAGAATTATGTGTCTAAGGATCAATTCAATGCTAAGAATGAGGAACTCAAATCCGTTAAAGGGGAGCTCACGACTCTTAATGGCGAAATTGATAACCTCAAAAAATCTAATGCGGATAATGCGGAGCTTGCGAAACAAATTGAAACGATGAAAGCTGATGCGGAATCTCGTAAAGCTGAATACGAGAATAAAATCGCACAACTTGAAATCGACAATATTGTGAACGTAGCATTGTCCAACGCAAAAGCTAAAAACAACGTTGCAGTCCGTGCGCTATTGGATTTAACAGATGCAAAGGTGAAGGACGGCAAAATCAAAGGGTTAGATGAACAACTTGCTGAAGTTGCCAAAGCTAATCCTTATTTATTTGGGGAAGCGTCTGCCCCTAAAGGTGTAGCACCAGGTAACCCTGGAGGTAAAGCACCAAGTGGCGCAGTAACAAAAGAAGACTTCGCTAAAATGACGTACTCTCAACGGGCGGAGTTATTCGCAAACGATGTTGAACTTTACAATTCATTAACAGGAGGAAACGCTAATGAATAAACAATTCTCTTTTAATTTACAAACATTCGCAGCAGGTGTTACACAAGTTGCTAATGTAGTTAACCCTCAAGTAATGGCGGATATGGTGTCCGCGGGCTTACCAAAAGCTATTAAATTTACTCCAATCGCTAAAATCGATAGAACTTTGGCAGGTGTACCTGGTAACGAAATCACTATTCCAGCATGGGGCTACATCGGTGATGCGGAAGACATCGCGGAAGGCGTTGAAGTGCTTGCAACTCAAATGTCCGCTTCTACCGCTAAAGCTAAGGTTAAAAAAGCAATGAAACGCGTTGATATCACAGACGAAGCTAAATTGTCCGGATATGGCGACCCAGTAGGCGAAGCTACTCATCAATTACGTTTGTCCTTGGCATCCAAAATCGACCAAGATGTAGTAACAGCCCTTGGCGGTGCTACTCTTGCAATAACAGATACTAAAGTTATTTCCTATGAAGGCGTCGTTAACGCAGTAGACAAATTGAACGAAGAAGACTACGTTGAAAAATATTTGTTCGTAGCACCTTCTCAAATTACTGCACTTCGTAAAGACGCTAACTTCATCGACAAAACAAAATACGGCAATGATGTTATGATTACTGGCGAAATCGGTATGATTGCCGGCTGTCGTGTTGTAACATCTCGCCGCATCAATGATACTGGCGCAACTATTGATAACTTCATCGTTGGTGTAACTGCAGAAGTGGAAGACGGTACACCTGTATTACCTGCTGTAACAATTTACCTTAAACGTGACGTTATGATTGAAGCTGATCGTGTTCCTGAAAAAGGTTTGGACAAAATCGTTGCTAACGAACACTACGTTGTTGCGTTGACTAACCAATCCAAAGTTGTAAAAGCTACATTCAAAAAATAGTAGGTGACTAATATGACCACGAAAGAGACAGTTTTACAAATTCTTGAATCGTGGCTCGGGTATGATGCAATTTCTGATATAAATATCATTGATTATATGATTGATGCGGAAACACAACATATCCTCAATGATATCAATCAGAAGGAATTACCTAGCGAATTACAGCACGTTCTCGTATATCGTGTAATTGGCAGCTATATCACCACAAACAAAAACAAATTGATTGAAGCCGACGGAGAAATGGCGAGTTCCATTAAAATGGGCGATACTGAAGTCCAATTTAAAGGAACCGACAAGGCGTCTCGTCTCCAAGAATTGGCCACCGCTTTGAGTGGATATGGAAGGGGTGACCTAGCATGCTTCCGACGGCTAAGATGGTAGACGCTGCTAGAAAGCAGTTAGAACGATTATACGATTGTACGTGTTATGTTATCTCCGAAGTGGATGCAATGGACCCCGATACTGGAATTATGAGTAAAACTGCCAGTAGAGAGGGTCCTTTTGCTTGTAGGATTAGCTATAAAACTCTCTCTACAGGTCAAATCGCTGAGATTGCGAAATTTAGTACCACCACGGTACTTTTCATCGCTCCGGAGGTAATCATACCTAATGGGGCTCGAATCGAGCTTATAGGGCGAAATACGAAGCAACTTTTTCGCAGTGCCTCGATTTCTGCACGATATGACACCCACCAAGAGGTGCAACTCGAAAATTTAGAGGTGCATTGACATGGGCGTTGAATTTAACATGGAAGATTTTGCTGAATTTAATCGAAGCCTAGTCAAACTGAGTCAATCGGGTAGCCTTCAGAATTTCAACAAGCAAGTTGTGAAGGAAATGGCCAGCGTGTATGTGCGTGAAGCTAAATTGAATACACCAGTCGGAAAACGATCAGTTAAATTCATGCAAAACGGCCAAGTACAAACAAAGTACTTTGATAGCGAGCATACTCGCCAATCGTGGAGTGTTGGTGGATATCGACTGGATGATAGAACCGGACGGGTTAGGGTGTTTAACACATCCTCTTACGCCTCGTTTCTGAATGATGGGCATCGGCAAGAAGTTGGGAGATTTCTTCCGTGGATAGGCCAATCTAAAGGCGGAGTTATGCAAGGCGGTAGACTGAAAAAGCCGTGGGTAGATGGTGCGTACATGCACGAGAAAGCTGAAAAGGCACTCAGTAAAAACGCTAAACGTATTATGGAAATTACATTAAAGAAATGGATTGAAAAGCATGGTGGATTCTGATGTATTAACAGCTGTATCTAAAGCCGTACATACGGCACTTAACGTGCCTATATACCTAGAATTCAAAGAAAACAATATGACGTTCCCTTGCGCGTATATCAAGGTGATTGAACCTAGTATGGGCAGACATGTCGGTGATCTTTACAATACTTCTTTGGATTTAGACATCATGTATTACGCCAATAATCTTGATGTGGTTACTGATACGCGAAAACTCATTGATATTCCTAGTGTGCTGTACCTACTGCTTGAATTTGTACAAGTTGGGGAACGTACAATTATGGGCACCGGTATGAAGTACAAGATTTCAGATGGCGTGCTGCACTTCTTCGTTACGTATGAAAACATACTACGGAAAGTGGCCAAGCCTATCGAGCGTATGAAGCACATGGAATTAACAGAAAGGGTAAAAGATGGCAGATGAAAAACAAACAGTCGAGGTAACGACTGAACAACAATTTGATGCTTACGCTATCATTGCATCTGACAAATACAGACGGTATCGTGATTTACTTACGTGCCTTCTTAACGAAGATGAAATGTATACGGAAAGCGACATTGATAAGATTTTAAATCAGGCATTAACAACGCCTGTGAAAGGTTAGTGAAATATGGCATTAGGTGGTGGCACATTCTTATTCCACAATAAAGTATTGCCAGGTACTTATATTAACTTCGTATCCAAAGACCGAGCATATGCAGAAGTATCTGACCGCGGCTTTGGTGCGATGCTGCTCTCCTTTGATTGGGGCCCAAGTGGTGAAGTGTTCCGTGTAGATAACGACACATTCCAAAAGGATTGCCAAAAATACTTTGGTTATGACTACGGTCATGACAAAATGAAAGGCTTACGTGACTTGTTCCGTGGCTTGAAAACTGGTTACTTCTACCGCTTAAACTCTGATGGTGCGCAAGCTACAAGCACAATCGGCAAAGCTAAATATAAGGGTATTCGTGGTAACGATTTGGGTGTATCTGTTCAAGCTGATCCAGATAACACAGGTAAATTTATCGTAACTACTTACCTCACTACAGGTGATGTTCGTAAAATAGTAGACACTCAAAAGAACTTGAAAGATGCAACTGAATTACAAGATAACGATTATATCGTGTTCACTAAAACTGGTGCATTAACTACTACTGCTTACTCTGCATTATCCGGTGGTACTAACGGTACTACAATTACTGTTAAAAACTACCAAGACGGCATTGATATGCTTGAATCTTACTACTTCAATACTTTGGGTTACGCTGGTGCGGACGACACAATTAAGAACTTGCTTATTGCGTTTACTAAACGTTGTCGTGAACAAAGTGGTGCTAAATTCCAATTAGTAATTCATGGTAAGACTAAAGTCAACTATGAAGGTGTTATCTCTATCCTTAATGATGTAACCGACGAAGGCGCTGAAAAAGGCTCCTTGGTATATTGGACGTTAGGTCAAGAAGCATCTTGTAACATCAACGCTACTGTAGGCAATATGATCTATGATGGCGAATACACTGTAAACGTTAAGTACAAACAGTTCGAACTTGAACAAGCTATCAAAGACGGCATGTTTATGTTCCACAATGTTACTGACTCCGTTGGTGGTAATATCCAAGGCGACGTTCGTGTATTGAAAGACATCAACACATTTACTGAATTCAGTAAAGCTAAAAACCGCGACTTCTCTCTTAACCAAGTCATTCGTGTATTGGATAACTGGGCGGTTGACGGCGCTAGATTGTTCAATAAAACACATCTTGATAAATCCCCTAATGACCAAGCTGGTCGTGAGTCCTTATGGGGCGACCTTGTATATCTTGCTGAGCAATACCAAAAGGTACGTGCTATCCAAAACTTCGATGATAAGGATATCCCAGTACCTACGCAAGGCGATAACAAGGAAGATGTATTGGTTAACGTACAATTACAGCCTACTGTGGCTATGGAAAAATTGTACATGACTGTTGTAGTAGCCTAGGAGGATAACGCATGGAAAATGAAATTTTAGATGCATTGAAAACGATGGATGCAGCTGACGTTGTTTCTTCTAAATTAGCGTCTTGCTATATCGTAGAGAACGGTAACCGATACTTACTGTTTCAAGCTAAGAAACTTAGCGCAAAAATTAAAAAGAATAAGGAAAAAGTGGCAATCTTGGGCCGTATCGGTGCAGGCAATAAGTCTACCTCCGTAGAATACAGCGGTAGCCTAACAATTTACCACAACACAGCTTTATTCGATAAGATGGTTGAAAAATACTTGAAAACGGGTGTGGATACATACTTCGATATGCAAGTAGTTAACAACGATCCAACTTCTAAAGCTGGTCGCCGTTCTGTAATTCTAAAAGGTGTGAACCTTGATGAGTTAACAGCAGCAGAGTTCGACGCTGAAGGCAAATACATCGAACAAGAACATAACTTTACTTATGAAGGTGTTAAATACGTTCAACACTTTAATGAATTAGATGGGATGCAAGCCTAGTGCTTGCTCCCTTTTTTTAGGAGGTTTTTACAATGGCTGAAAATTTGAGCGCATTCCTTAAACAAAACGTTGATGTAGTCAATGAGACTGAATACGTAGCATCTAAACGTATCAAAGTGAATGGCGAGCCTGTGGCATGGAAGATTAAAACATTAGCTACAGACGAAACAGAAAAGATGCGTAAGAAATACACTAAACGCATTACTGACCGCATCACACGTCAATCTGAAGAACGCTTTGATGCGACTGCATACAATGAAGATGTGCTATCTAAGGCGATTACTTATCCTAATCTTTATGATGCGGAACTTCAAGACAGCTGGGGCGTTACTGAACCGGTTGAGCTTGTAAAAGCAATGCTCACACCAGGTGAATACGCTGACCTTTTGGCAGCAGTAACTGAAGCCCAAGGCTATGATGTCGGCATGGAAGATAAGGTAAAAGAAGTAAAAAACTCCTAGAATCCAATGAAACAGAAACGATGTTCGCATACTTGGCATTTGTTAAATACCATATGCGACCTTCTGTTTTTGCGGATATGGACATGAATGAAAAGGCTGTAGTAATTGCTTTTATTCAGCAACACGCGAAAGATGAGCAAGATGAAATGAATAAGGCAAAAAGGGGGTAATGAATGGCTACACTTTCTAACTATATAAGCCTATCAACTAATATTCCTAATGCTATGAACGCAGCCGCAAACGCAACAACTAAAGCCTATCAATCCATGAATACGCTTCATAATAAGATGGACGGGGTATCAAATGCTAGTGAAACACTGAAAGCTAGCATGGGCGGTATCATGAATAGCTTTGCCGGTAATCTGTTGGCTAATACAGTAATGAATGGGATTGGCGCTATAAAAGGCGCTATTGAATCGATTCAAGATACTGCTACTGAATGGGCGCAGGTGCAAGCTCGCCTTAAATTGGTAGCCGGTAGCCAGGAAAACGCTATTTACCTAAATAAGCAGATATTTGAATCCGCACAGCGTGCAAGAGGCGGGTATTTGGAAATGGCGGACGCCGTAATCCAAGTATCTCAATCCGCACATGACGCGTTCCCGGACCCAAGAAAAGCCGTAGAATTCATGGAAGGCATTCAAAAGGTATTCGCTATTGGCGGTGCATCGAAAGAAGCACAAAAGAACGCCATGCTACAGTTAACTCAAGGTCTAGCATCCGGTCAATTACAAGGTGACGAATTCAGGTCTATCGCTGAAAACGCGCCGATGATTGAAAACATCATTGCTAAATCTATGGGCGTATCCCGTGGCGAACTTAAGAAGCTAGCATCGGAAGGTAAGATTACCGCTGAAGTAATTAAAAACGCTATTATGAATAACTTGCCTGAGATTGAAAAGCAGTTTGAATCACTCCCTAAAACATGGGGTGATCATATGCAGTCGATTAAGAATAAAGCTATTCGGGCGTTTGAGCCTGTATTCCAGCGAATATCCGACCTTGCTAACAGTGAGGGCGTCCGTGAGTTAGTGGATAACGTAACGGGAGCTATCCAAACTGTAGCACCGGTATTCTATTGGCTCGTAGGTGTTATCGGTGAAACGATTAATACTGCCGTATGGGCATTTAACACGTTATCTAACTTTGTTAGACAGCACTCGTCCATCATGTATACAGCGATGATAATACTGGGCGGGGTTATGGCGTTTTATGCAATCCAAGCCGGTATAGCAGCCGGTAGAACGATTATTGCTGCTGGCGCTATGGCAATTAAAGCTGTAGCAGACTGGGCGGAAACAGCCGCTCTGTTAGCAATGATTGTAGCGCAAGAAGGCTTGAACGCTGCGTTGTACGCGTGCCCGTTAACTTGGATAATCGGTTTGATTGTTGCAGTTATAGTCATAATCTACTTAGCGGTAGAAGCTATTAACTATTTCTGTGAAGCGAATATCAGCGTACTAGGAATCGTAGTTGGTGCTTTTTGGGCGTTTGGTTCTGCTATTTTCAATGTGTTTGCACTAGGCTGGAACATCATCGCAGCATTTGTTAATTTCTTGGCCAACGTATTTAAAGACCCGTTACATGCAGTCGCTAACTTGTTTATCGACATATGGAACGGCATTTGGCAATTCGTAAAAGCTCGGATTAACGATATCATTGATGCGATTAATAAAATCCCAGGCGTAAATATCGATAAAGTAGGCGGGTCTACTGGCGTACTAGAACGGTTCGAGATTGCCGGCGGTGAAACTACTGTCATGGGCAAGATGGATTATTCTAGTGTTACAGGGGCCTTCGGAGAAGGCTATAACATTGGGGCTAACCTTAGCCTTGGTGATTTGATGCCTAACATGCCTAACATTAAAACTCCTCAAGAGTTTGACGCTAGCAAAATTACTCCAGGTGCGGATCATGATGCGGCCGATAAGACTAAGAAAAACACTGGTAAGACTGCCAAGAACACAGGCAAGATTGCCAAGTCTATCGACATGACAAATGAGGAAATCAAGGCACTCCGTGAAAGCGCTATCGATAAGTCCTTGAAGAGATGGCAAGATGCCAATGTAATTCACATCCAAATGAATAATGATGTGGAAATCAATAACGGCACTGACCTAGATGGCTTTACAAGTCAAATCTCGAAAGGCTTGAAAGATGCGTTCGCAATTCAAAGGGAGGGAATCTAAATGTATTACTTCTATATGGGGACGATGCAGATACCGATTCCCCCTAAAGAATTAACCACTACTATCAACGGCAAGAACGAAACAATGGAACTATTGGGGAAAGGAGAAGTAAACGTTATTAAACCCGCAGGGCTTACTGACATTGCTTTTAAATTCTTGTTGCCTAACTCCGATTATCCATTTAATGAGTCCTTGCTCTTTAAGTCTAAGAAGGCTAAGTACTATATCGACGAACTCGAAAAACTCAAAACTACAAAGACGATCTTCCAATTTATCGTAGTTCGAATGAAACCAGGCGGACAGATGCTAGCTATGACTAACATGAAATGTACGCTCGAAAACTACGTCATTGAAGAAGATGCAGACAATGGCTTTGACTCGTATGCTAGTGTTACTTTGAAGCAGTGGAAACCTTGGGGTGCTAAACGCATCGAAGTAAAAACTGATAAGGACGGTACTGCAAAAGGTAGCGTTAAGTCGGATAGGCCTACAGACGGCAAGGTGGCCGCATCAACTGCCAAAGTCTCCAAAGGGCAGACTTTACAGCAAATCGTTAAGAAGCAACTCGGTAATACAGATAACCTATTCCAAATTGCTGCTCTTAACAAAATCGCTGTTCCTGCTATCTTAGGGGTTGGCCAAATCGTCCAGCTTAAACGTGAGGGTAATAACGAATGGCTATAGATGAAAAGAAAACAGTCGAAAAATCTCAAATCAATGGCACTATCATTCCGTTACCCATGCCGACTCAACTTCACTATGAACTAACCATCAGAAATAAAAGCACTGGCGATTTGTGGCTCATAGAACCTGAAGACGGCGTACAAATTACGAGAGCAGTTGACTGTGTTCCAAGTAAGATGACATTCAAAGTACCTAAAGACCCTAACCTCAGTTTTGAAGAAGGTGATACAGTTAAGTTCACCTTAAACGGAGGGGCGGTATTCTTTGGGTATGTCTTTGAAAAGCAACGAGACGGCAAGAATTCGATATCAGTAACTTGCTATGATCAGATACGCTATCTCAAGAATAAAGACTGCTATGTTATCGGAGCTATGACTGCGACTGAGTTCATCAAAATGGTGGCCGATGACTTTGGGTTGAAATGTGGTTATATGGACGATACCGTGTGGAAAACTCCGGAGAAACCTCAAACCATATTCAAAGATAAGTCACTGCAAGAAATGATATGCCAATTACTTGATAAAACGGCCATATACACACCTAATCATGCGTTCTATCATTTGTATGATGATGCGGGCGAGTTACGGCTAGCATCGTTTGAGACCATGAAGACAGATATTTACATCGATGACGAGTGCATGGAAGATGTGCAATACACGACTTCCATAGACAAAGAAACATACAACTATGTAAAAATCGTCCGCACAGTTCCAAACGGGGCGTCAAGTAAGTTGGAGAACACATTCATAGCTAAGGACGATAAGAACATCGAGAAATGGGGCAGATTACAGTATTTGCTCATTCCTAAAGAGAAGGACGTCAACGCAGTAGCGCAAGCCAAGGCAATCATGGCTCACAAAAACAAGAAAAGCCGTGAGATTAAATTAAAAAATGTCATTGGCGATGTGCGTGTGCGTGGTGGATCCTTGGTGTACATCAATCGAAACTTTGGCGATATGATTGTTAATAATTACATGATGGTAACTTCTGTTACCCATACGTTTAAAACAGGATTTCACGGAATGGATTTAGATTTACGATACGTTGATAATGACGCAGCTTATGAAGTTGCGAAAGACGAAGATGCTGAAGCGGTTAAGAAGATTGAAGCTGCTAAGAAAACCAAAGGTACTGCAGTCGCTACTGGGGCAGGCGGTACAGCAGGTCAAGTAGATACCGCATTCAGCGCCAATGACGGCCGAGTATCTCAATATGGTAGCGTAGGGTGCGCTGACACAGTATGCGCTACTGGGTCTTGGTACAATTCTGATTTGAAAGCAGAATATGACAAAGGGACGGCATCTGTTCCTACACTTCGCCAAAACCTAGAAGCGAAAGGCTATGTTACCGAGCAGTTTAACGGCTATGCCAATAAAGGCGATTTATTGATTTACGGCGACGATGATCATGTCGTAATCGCTGATGGCGCAGGCGGGTGCTTTGGTAACTCTTCAAGCCGAGGTTATGCTATGAAATACGGCAACGCAAATTATGCATGGCATAATGACGAAGCACCAACTAAGATTATTCGAATGGGGGCTAAATAATGGATAGCGAGTACATGAAAATCGTTAATACGATTAAAGAAATAGCGAGCACCGTAATATCAAACGGCGAACCTATGGAAGTAATCGTCGGCGAAGTTGTCAGTGTATCACCGCTTGCTATTAAGATTGACCCTAAATTAACCGTACCTGAAGAGAATATTATTCTTACCAAAAACACCTGCGAATGGACTATGGAGATGAGCGTTGATCATGTTACAGAAAACCGAGCAGGTGGCGGAGGTATGGCTGAATTTGCAAGCCATAACCATGACTACGTAGGCCGTAAGAAGTATCTCGTTCATAACCAATTAGTGATGGGCGATAAGGTCATTATGCTGAAGGAAACCGGCGGACAGCGTTACATAGCATTAGACCGTTGGTATAACCCGAACAGGGGGTGCACGACTAAGTAATGGCAGATAATTTACTATTACCAAAACAAAGTAACGACGCCCTTATTCCTGATACAGTGAATTATATTGAACCTTCGCACACGTATGACGTTGATTTTAGAACAGATAGCCAAATAAGAGGCTATGCGGATAAGTTGCGAGCTATGGAGCAAGCGATTTATAAAATCATCAATACGGAGCGATACCAATATATTATTTACAGTTGGAATTATGGCATCGAACTACAAGACTTATTCGGACAGCCAATTCCCTATGTGTACGCTGAGTTACAGCGACGCATAGAAGAGGCTTTACTGAATGACGATAGAATAACTAAAGTATACAACTTTGATTTTAGCCACGAAGGTGGCGACGTCATGGTTGAGTTTGATGTAGATACCATCTATGGTACGCTACAAAAAATCAAGAAAGGGGTGAAAGGTATTGTATGAGCATATGACGGCCAATCGAATTGAAAAACGAATGCTCGATAGAGTTAAAGATGAATTCGATCGGCGCGAAGGTAGTGTTATATACGATGCTACAGCTCCAGCAAGTGTAGAGTTTGCAGAACTATATATCCTAGCCGATGTGATTCTGAAACAAGCGTTTGCAACTACTGCAGACCGGGAATTCCTAATACTTCGTGCAGCAGAGTTTAATATTTACCCGGAACCGGCAACGCAAGGCGAATTTGAAGCCCAGTTCAATATGGAAGTACCGATTGGCTCTAGGTTTAATTACAATGAATACAACTTTGTTGTAACAGAGTTAATCGACGACACAGAACATAAGTACAAGCTCAAATGTGAACAGTACGGACGTACTCCTAATGCGACTACAGGTGATATTACGCCAATACAAGGTATTAATGGTCTTACTTCCGCTAAGATATTGAAGAATATCACGCCTGGCGAAGATGAAGAAGACACAGAAGTATTCCGAAAACGGTACTTTGACGCTTTGAAATCAAAAGCCTACGGTGGTAATGGTGCGGATTACAAGGAAAAGGTATTAGCTATTCCTGGCGTTGGCGGTGTTAAAGTATACCGCTGTTGGAATGGTGGCGGAACAGTTAAGTTAGTCGTTTTAAATAGTGACTACAAGCCGGCAGCAGACGAGCTTATTAAGGAAGTAGAGAACGTCATAGACCCTGCGCCTAAAGGTAAAGGGTACGGGCTCGCTCCTATCGGCCACACCGTAACAATCGAAAAGGCTGACCCGGTAACGATCAACTACCGAATTGAAGTCACCATGATGAGCGGGCACATCGTCAATGAAATCCAAACTCTCGCAGAGAACGCTATCAAGCAACGATTACTTCTCCGCGCTAAGGAATGGTGTAATCAGGACGAGAAGGAACATGTTATTCTTCGGACTAGCTTGGTAACGGCTTTAATGGTTGAGCTACCTAATGTTCTTGACGTCGGTAGGATTACTATAAACGGCGCTTCTGTTTCAAAGCTTGAATTGAAGGATAATCAAATCCCTGTATTAGGAACGATTACTTTGGTGGCAGTATGATTACAGATTTCGGCATTTTTAAGCGAGATATTGATATATCACAATTCGCCGTTCCGTTAACTCGAGATTCTCGGGATATCCAAGAAGTGTATCGAGTTGAATCAGCAGAACTGCAACTGCTATGGGATATCATGCTAGATATCTTTAAAGAAGAATACATCTATACCGCAGCAGATTACGGACTTGAAGCATGGGAACAAATCTTAGGCATCAATCCTCCGGATTTAACGGATACAGAAGGGCGCAGAAGTGAAATACTATCGGTATTAATCGGACAGCGTCCTTTTACTATGCCTAAAGTACAAGAAATGCTTAATTTTAAATTCGGTAATCACGTAGTAGGGCACTCTGTTGTATCTGATAGGTATGAGTACTGGTTAGACGTAGTAGATGGATTTGAGACTCAATTAAACAATATTATTGATTACGTTGAGCCGTTAATTCCTAAGAACTTAATCATCAAAACTAAAAGTATTACAAACCTTAACGGCGAAATATATATCGGGGCTATCTCTGATGTATATGAATCATTCCATGTAGGAGCGGCATTAGATAAGTTTGACTTCAAAGTAGGCTCTGATATTAATATAGGCATGAGCTTCGACGTATTAGAAACAATTAAAGTATAAGGAGAACACATGGCTTCTATTTATCCAAATACACGATTAACCAATTATGGCCGTGAGTTAATCGCAAGATCGCAAGCAACTGGTAAGAAGTTGCAGTATATTAAATTAGTTACTGGAGACGGCCAACTCGATAATCAAAATATCGATACTATGACTTCCGTACTAGCTCCAAAATTGGAGTGTCCGTTTACCTCTAACGGTGAATTCGTAGGTGACGGACAATTCAGAATTGAATTTGCCGTTGGCAATAGCACAGTAAATAGCGGGTTCTTCGCTAGGGAATTGGGTGTATACGCTAATCTCGAGGGTGAGTCCGATTCCGCTGCCAAACTAATTGCATATAGTAATGGTGGCAACTATGCATCCTATATTCCGTCCAAGGAGACCCCAATCAATTCTAAAGTATTCTCTTTAGATGTTGTAATTGGTAATTCTACCAATGTAACCGTTAAGAAGATTGATGCGGCGTATCTGACTAGAGGGGCATTAGAGGCCCATAGCCGTGACACAAGTGCACACGCTCCTATCACAGACCAAATTAAAGCAATCCTTGGTAGTGCTAACTGGAAAGACTCCCCGGCTAGTACACTTGTTACAATTAAAAACCTGTTAGGGCAAGGTGCTATTGTAGCATCTAAACTAACTAGCAATAGCGGATATGTAAAATTTGCTAATGGGTTTACTATTCAATGGGGATTTGGTGGACAAGATAATGTTGTAAAATCGGAAGTCATATTCCCTATTAGATTTACTACGATGTTTATGGCTAATGCTATTGATGCATACTGGTCTGGTTCTGATACACCTAGATACTTTGCAAATTCTGCTGGTGAAAGCAACAATACAAAAGCAGTATTTGTGGCAAGTGATAGATATGCAGCATCATATTATTGGTTTGCATTAGGTATGGCATAAGGGGAGGAGAAAACACATGAACCAATATGTATTCGTATTAAACGAAATGGGCGAAAGAATTACATCCTTTGTGGATAATATGATTAGTAAAGATGAATTACTAGATCATGCTAAAAAAGAGTGGCCAGATGCAGCGGATTATGTTTACTCTGCAGACGGCGATAGTATGCTAGATGAATTTATGGCTGGCAAGCTTTATGTAAATGGTGAGTTTGTAATTCCACAACCAAAAGAACCAACTAAGGCTGAACAAATTGCAGAAATTAAAAATTACTATGATAAACGATTTGATGCACTTGATAAAGCCGTACTGCGTAGGAGATTAGCTAATGCAGATATTAGTGACTTGCAAGCACAATATAAAACTTTACAAGCTGAAATGGTTGCTAAAATTAAGGCGGTGAAATAATGGAAGAAATCAAAAGCAATGTACCTGTAATGCGTTTTTGTGAATATTGTTGGGCCACTTTAAATGAAAATGGCACTTGCCCTACAGAGGGCTGTATTCATAATGACCTTATGGAATTGGACGAGGTGAATGAAGATGAAACTACCAGTCCTACACAACTTTAAGGCCGTTCAAGGTGAAGTTATTTCGCTTAATATAGGGTATAACAATACTGTTTCAAGCGATAATCTATTCGCCTGTGTTCGTAAATTAGCACATGACGAAGAGTATAAAGCAAAGTTTAATATCGATGTATCCGAGGACGATCTAGAAGCTAATGAGCTTTGCAAAATCGCCCTTTCTTTAGATACGAACGGTTTAGAAGTCGGTAAATATCAATGGGACTTGTTCCTTTGGAATGGCGACCACCCTATTAAATGTCTTGTGAAAGGACAGGCTAATATAATTGAAGGTATTAGTAATAGGGGGAAATAATGGACGAACTACACATTCGCGAAGATAAAGAAACGATTAACGTTAAAGACAATACTCAGATTATTAAATTACAAGGGCCAAAGGGTGAACCAGGAGAGCAAGGACCTCCTGGCCCTCCTGGACCTCCAGGCGAACCTGGTCGGAATGGTATTGATGGACTAAACGGCGAACAAGGGTTGCAAGGTATTCAAGGTATTCAAGGACCACCTGGTGCTCCTGGTAAAGATGGAAAGTCATTTACTTATGACATGTTCACATCGAAGCAATTAGAGGCTTTAAAAGGCCCTAGGGGTGAACAAGGACCACCAGGACCGCCTGGCAGTGGTGCTAATGTAGATTTATCGCCGTATGCAACTAAACAAGAAGCCGACAATCTTTATCTAAAGAAAGTCGATATAAGAAACTACCTTACTATGCTAGAAGACCCTAAGTATGCATTAAAAACAGAGCTAAACGATTATTTATCTAAAACAGATGCGACAAATAATTACGCTCAAAAGGGTTGGGCTACTCAAACATTCGCCTATAAGAATGATTTAGGTACTTTTATTAAGAAAAACGAGATTGCTCAATATGCGTTAACTCCTGGTGACGCTAGTACTCGTTACGTTAATAAACTAGAGGGGCAGTCCTTCGCTCAAAAATCTGAATTAAGTGATTATGTGAAGAAAGCCGAAATTAATCAATATTCATCGACTTCAAACGTACAACTCACCCCTGAACAGATTGAAAAGTTGAAAGGACCTAAAGGTGAACCTGGAACTCCTGGACAACGTGGAGCGGACGGCGAACGAGGACCGCAAGGGGTACCAGGGCCACCAGGGCCTAAAGGGGAACCTTTTAAATATTCTGATTTTACACAAGAACAACTTAACGCACTTAAAGGACCTAAAGGCGATAAAGGCGAGCCTTTTAAATATTCCGACTTTACCGCGGAACAATTACTCGCATTAAGAGGACCAAAGGGCGACCCTGGAAGCGGTGGCGGACAAGTAACTTCACAACCAGTCGAAATATATGAAGTTGTGTGGGTAACAGCAAAAGCAGGTGAACGAGGTGCGGACAGAGGATATTTAGCATTCGACCCCTTAACTGGATGGGGGTACTTGCATTTTGACTTTGTATTAACCGCCCCTTCCGGTAATGGTAACGTAATCGCATCGCTTCCACCGAATTCTCCGGTTTCTGTACGGCTAATAGAAAAAAGCGTTAATGTAAATAACAATAGTGTTTATGTTGAACGAAATAGTCGCATGATTAAGGCTTGGGGTGTACCGGCGAACACTCGGTATATTATTGATATTATAGGATTTTGGAGAAAGGTGTAATAGATGTGGACTTGGCAGTTTGAGTTGAACGACATCTTAACAACACTCACAATAGTGGGTGTTGTTGCGGGGGCGGGGTACAGACTACTGATTATCCCGCTACTAGAAAAACTGGACCTTCAAAGAATGCAAGATAATTTGATGTTCCAAGAAAAAATGGGCGTGCTTACCGATACGTTGAAGGACTTAAAAGATGAAATTAAGCTATCACGTGAACAACGTACTAAAGCATATACGGAACATGTGAAGCTAACATCTCGTGTCGACGGCATCGAAGCTCGTGTTGATGATATTAAGGAGGCGTTACATGAACATTCCACCAAATCTCATCAATACAATTAAACAATCTTATAAATCTGTGAGGGTGGCTAACATCCACCCTACAGGTATATTCGCTACTCGGGCGCTAGTATTTATTATGCTAGTGCCTATTTTATTAGTGGTCACTCAATATGTTATGTCCTTTATTAGCGGGTACGTATCAGACGAAGCGAATAAGCTGATTAATGTAGGCATTACTATTATTGACCACATATTCATACCTAGTGTCTTAACGGCCATTGTGGGCTTCTTAGGGCTTTTTGTGGACCGAAATAACAATGGGATTCCTGATAGATTAGAAGAGGAGGATAAACGATGAAAGTATTTATTAATCCGGGGCATGATATTAACTTAGATAGCGGTGCAGTTAACCCTGTATATGGTACGCGTGAATGCGACGTCGCTCGTGATGCGGGCAAAATGTTAGCTCGCTATTTGGAAACAGCAGGGTGTGAAGTCCGTACGCTACAAGATGATGATTTAGGTCTAGTATGTTCTGAATCTGATGCTTGGGGCGCAGATATCTTCGTATCACTTCATTGTAATGCGTTTAACACGGAAGCTCGAGGAACTGAAACACTGTATAAGTCCTTTAATGGGCAACGATTAGCAAACGACATTCAAAGCCAAATCATTCGCAGCATCAATACTGTAGACCGGGGCGTTAAGAAACGTGATGACCTTTGGGTACTAAATGGCACGGACGCAACTGCCGTATTAGTTGAAATGGCCTTCATCGATAATGAAGAAGATCACGCTATGCTGACTAATGATTTAGATACTATCGTTCGTGCCATTGCTAGGGGGATTACTGACTACGCAGGAGGGGTATAATGTATGACAAAATCAAAGTTTTACTTAATAGCCTTAGTTACCGCTATATTATTATCGGTGGTATTGTGCTCCTCTCCGTCTTTTGCTGCTGGTACATCTTCCATGAACCAAGCGGAACCAACCATAACGATTCCCTTAACACAGTGGAACGAATTGAAAGCCAACAACGAGAAAGCATTAAACTTAATAGAGACATCCAGTCTGCCATTGACCGAGGCACAGTCCTTAGTCATGAAGCAAAGGGAAGAATTGAACGAAGCACACAATACAATCTCGACATTGGAAACCGAATTAGTGAAAGCCAAAATGCTATCCATGAAGCAAGAAGTTACCTTGTCAGAAATGCAGAACTCATTGACCGAATTGAAAGGGCAAATCGACAACGACAAGAGAACAATCAAACGACTACGGATGCAGCGCAACCTATCTCAGATGGTGGGAGCGGGAGCAGTAATCGGAGTAGTGATTCATCGATAGAGAGGTGATCCATACATCTCCATAGCGTGTAATGGTGGATACACGCAACTATAATAAAAGAGCCTACTAACTTAGAAAATATCTGGGTTGGTAGGCTCTATTTTTATTTGTAATATTAATAAAAAACTATTGCATATAACACGAAAACGTGTTATAATATAGATATAGGGAAGGAGGTGAAGCCGTTGAAGAAGTTAAGGAAGATAATAAAAAAGTGGCTACCGCTAATAACAGCACTTATCCAACT